AACCAGTGGCCTAGTCTGGCGCAGTGTCCAAGGCAATTAGCCTGAACGCCAGAGGAGGTCGCTTTTGGCGTTCTGGGACAATCTGCTCCGCAAGCAACAGGAACTATCAACCACAGTTCCGCTTAACATGGACGCAGGACAGGCGTCCTATCCTGACGCCAACTACGCCAACTTCGCCAACGAGGGTTACTCCAAGAACGAGATAGTTCACGCTTGTATCCGTGAGCTTTCGGTATCGGCCGCAACTCCGAGGTATCACGTTACCGCACCTTCGACGGACGGCGGGAGCATAGAGGTTGGGCGTGGTCTCCTCTATGATCTCGTTACCAAGCCCAATCCTTACAACGATTGGTATTCGTTCATCGAGCGGTTGACTACGTTCCTGATGGTGGCGGGCAATGCCTACGTCATCAAGGAGAGATCACGGGGCGACAGCGTGACGGCTCTATACCTCCTCCGTCCTGATCGGGTAACCATCGTAGCGGGAGATTACGGGGCCGAGTCTTATGTGTACACGGTTGGAGGGAAGGAATACGGCATCGAGGCTCGTGATATGTGCCACCTGGCACTGCCCAATCCCGCCGGCGATCTCTACGGTCTAAGCCCCCTTCAGGTAGCGGCACGGACGGTTAACCTCGACTTGAACATGACCGATTTTGCCAAGGTATATTTCCAGAACGCAGGTGTTCCGTCTGGGTTGCTCAAGCTCAAGAAACGATTAACCTCCCAGGAAGAAGCGTCAACGATTCGATCTCGTTGGCGGTCGCAGTTTGGCGGGACCAACAACTTCCACAGGGTGGCGATCCTAGACGAGGATGCCGAGTATCAACCCATGTCTAACACTCCAAAGGACATGGAGCTAACAGGGCTGCATAACCTCACCGAATCCCGCATCTGTGCGGTGTTTGGTGTGCCGCCTATTCTGATCGGGGCGAATGTAGGGCTACAGCGATCCACGTTTAGCAACTATCGAGAGGCACGGCTAGCATTCCACTCCGAGACACTGGAACCGATGGTCTCCAGAATCCTCCGGTATTTCAACCGTAACCTCTTTGACGAATACACAGGCAACGAGAGCCTGTCCGTGGACTGGGCTGCAATGCGGTCTGTCTTGGACGATCAGGCCGCAACGACCACAAGGATCAACTCATTGTTCACCGGCGGCATCCTGACACTGAACGAAGCACGGGAGCAGCTAGGATTCGAGGCAGTATCGGATGGCGCAATCAGGCGAATCCCGTCTTCGGTGTTTGAGGTAGCAGAAGGGCAGGCGGCTCCGGTTGCCGTTGCCGCTCCTCCAGTGGAACAGTCTCATCCCATCCTTGCCGAGATTAAGGGACCGAAAGTTGCGCCCAGAGGCCAGATGTTACGCCGTCGGATGACCCAGGAACGGCAGGAAGAAACCGACGACCTGGCGGCTAAAGCACTGCGGCACTTCCGAGGTATCCGTAACAGGGTAGACGGTATCCTGGGCCGGCATATGGAACGGCAAACCAACGAGACCAAAGAGTACCCGTTCGAGGTGTCTGACATATTGCCCGCAAGCGAAACGGCGAACATGGAAAAGATACTTGCGACGGCATACCGGCGAATCTCCAAGAGGACATTCAAGACCGTTAACGATGTCGGAGTGGCGGGGACACTCGATTGGTCTGATAAGCTCCCGACGATTCAGAGAATATTAACGCAAGCTCCGACCAGGGCGGCAATGATCCACAGAACGACTTCGGAGGCTATTGGCCGTGCGGTCGGGATTGGATTAGACAGGGGATATTCCATCAGTCAATTAGCACGGGGCGTACCTGACGACAGGTTCCCAGGTATCCGTTCGCTACTCACCGAGACTGAAAACAGGGCTACTCTCATTGCCAGAACTGAGGTAATGAGGACGCAAAACCAGACCACCGTAGGGTTTTACAAGGAACAAGGCTTTTCGTACGTTCAGGCAGACGACGGAGACGACCCTGACGATACATATATCGACCCTGGCGACCCTTACGGGCGAACCTGTGCAGAAAGAAATGGTCAGGTGTATCGACTGGAAGATGCCCAGAATATAGACGACCATCCCAACGGAACGCTTAACTGGATGCCGATGCCGAGAGGCTATAAACCGGAGGAGAATCTATGATCCAAAAGACATATGTCAGCAGCGCAAAGGCCGTGGATTCGACCGAAGGAATTGTCGAGGCTTTCGTCAATACGATGGGAGTTAACGACGCCGACGGCGACATTGTGGAGCCGACAGCGTTTGATCAATCTATTCGGGATAACCTGCCCATTCCTGTATTGTCGGGCCACGATCAGGGCAAGTTGGTCGGTAAGGTTATATTCGCTCAACCGCAATTGGTAGACGGTGAGGAATACCGCCTGTTCACAAGAATGCAAATGAACATGGACACCGAGGCGGGGCGGGATGCCTACAGCAATGTGGCCGGCGATTATGTACGGGAATGGAGCGTTGGTTTTAATATCCCAAAGGACACCGATATTACCCACGAGGGAGGCGATGTCTCGACGGTGGTTAGGAGGATTGCGAACCTGGACTGGGTCGAGGTCTCGTCGGTTATTCGTGGCTCGTCCCCTTCGACTGCAACCGTGGCAGCTAAAGCGTTAACAGTATCCAATGAATCCAAGGGCGCAATTCCCTCCCACCTGACGGCCTGGGTAGAGGACGCATGGGACGGCAGTCTTATGAGAGGCCGAATCAAGGGCGGCGCAGCAGTTCTTCGGGCGGCTCATGCATGGGTTGATCCAGAAGGCGATCCCGAATTAAAGTCAAGCTATAGATATCTGCACCACCATGTTGGGCGCAATGGCCGAGGCGGTGCAGCGAACGTCCGAGCCATAACGACTGCGCTGTCCAACCTTAACGCTCACAGGGCATCAATCCCTGAGAATGATCGGCGTGGCGTATATAACCACCTGGCACGACATCTGCGAGAGGCAGGACGTAAGCCGTCAGAGCTACGGTCTGCCGGTCTTCCCGATGGCTCCAAACCTTACCCGAACTTTCACGCTTGCCGTATACGGGAGCCTGACGAGTTTGACCGATTCCGAACTGCTACAGAAACCATCGGCGACAAGCCGGTTGAGGTTCTGTATGGCAGGGAGAAAGAAACTGGGGATTGGACTATTGCTTCCTACCGTCTACCGCTCGATGAATGGACAGAGGCTGAAGCTCGTACGTTCTTCGAGGATCATGACGGTATTAAATTTGAACCTGCAACGGGCGACGAGGACACAGACGCAACAGACGAAGCCGCCTCCGACACGGCTCCAGAGGCCGCCTTGGACACGGCAGAACGATCATTGCGCCTTCAACGAATCAAACTCGCCCTGCATGGAATACACAAAGAGGTTATAACGAATTGAACACACAAGAGATTCGCAAAGAGGCCAATGCACTTTTAGGCCAAGCGGAATCAGCATTAAAGGACGGCAAGGTTGAAGAGTTTGAGCGGATGATTGCTGACGCCCAGGCCAAGATGGAACAGGCTGACAAGGTAGACACGGCATCGTCCCAGTTGAAGAAATTACAGGGCGAGTTCCAGACTCCTGTAAACACGGTTCCGATAGCAGACAAGGACGTTGCGGCATACGATCCAAGCGACAGCGGCGCACGTAATAAGGCTTCCTATAAGCCATCATCGTGGGTCAAAGGGATGCCCGCTTCCGCACAACCGATTTGGGTGCAGGAGCAGATGGGGCATACCCAGAAAGAGGAAGCACAATTCCAGACCGACACATTCGTTAAGTGGCTCAGGTCACCGAGCGACGATATATTCTGGAAGACGGCCAGTACAGACGAAGTCAAGGCTATGCAAGAGGATAAATTAGTGTCCCTTACATCGGTGACGGTGTAATGATAATCGGAAGAATTGCTGGAAGCCTAAGTCAAACCGATAAGGTGATCAGCAGCCGAGCCTCGGAAGTGTCCGAGGAAGGTTCAGAGACTAGGCGGGGTGTCACAATCTTGACACGTAATACGCCAAGAGTATCCGACAACTCTACGGAGTTGATGATATAGTCCGAACTCATGGGAAACCATGAGAGGCTGACAGAAATGATCGGCCACCTAGATTTCTAGGGTTAACAGATTGACAGATGCCGAGGGCGGGTTCTTCGTGCCTGAACAGTTCATTAACCAGACCATACACGACCCAGGAGTACCAGGGTCGCAGTTGCGCCCACTCTGCACGGTTATCCGTGTTAGTTCCAAGGACGGCTACGTCCCGACAATGGGGTCGGCAACTTGGGCGGCGATTGCAGAGGAGGCAACTTATTCCGACCAGACTCCTACGGTTGGCCAGGTTGCATTCTCACTAGAGAAGTCTGGCGGTCTGATAAAGGTGACCCGTGAGTTGCTAGAGGAC